GATAAAATAGGCTCTGTAGTCATTGTATGTGTTCCCGAACCTGTAGTAGTTAGGTCTATTTTGCCTGCTTGACATGCATATGCTTGAAATTGTGGAACTGATTCACCATCTTCATAACCGTTTAAGGTAGCATAATCTGCATCTGTTAAAACTGGATAAAGTGATATAGTACCATCGCCGTTATCTTCAAAGATATAATCTGTATCAACTGCCAAAGGACTTGGAAGTGTTCCTGTAGTTGTAAATCTACAAGTCATAGCATCATAAGGATTGCCTCTTGTAAACTCACCAGAAGGCAAAGTAACTGTGATTTTATCGTTTCCTGTATCAACATCACTAGTGCTAAAATCTTCATCTATAGTTGTTGTTGTATTGCCTGTAGCGTCGCCAGAATACCACATTTTGATTTCTGGATAATCAGCAGGCGTAGCACCTCCACTTTTACGATCTTTAATATCAATACTAATACCTATATCCATATCAAACCTTAAAAAGGGTAGGGGAATAATCCCCCACCATATTAATCAAGAACGTAATAAACTTCTACGGTAATAGTACCAGCAGCATCAATAGCAGCATCTTTCAAAGTTCCCTTTAGCGTTAAAACACCCTTAGGGTCTGTTGATTGACCAGATACGAACTCATAAGCTTTCTTGCCATAATTAGCAATATCTCCTATAAGTTGTGCACTACCAGCTGAAGAAACAGCATTACCATCGCTCAAACCATCATCATCATCTGTGATTTGACTTCCAAAGAAACCAAAATCCATAGTGGCAGAAGCACCACCTACATCATCCCAAGAAGCTTTGGAAATACCAAGAATGCGAGCATTACTTGGATAATCACCAAAATCATAAGTAGAAGTAGCAGAATCATCTGAGTTAGTTTCAACAGAATAAACTTTACTTTTTACACTAGCACCTTCGCCTTTTCCTGAAGCAAGATCAAGACCAAGAGCGGTAGCAGTTAAATTAACAACAGCCATTTTAAAACCTTTTTAATAAATTAAACATAAGAAAGGGGCAAAAGCCCCAATCTATTAATCAGCAGCAGCAGAAGTGAAATGTGTAATAACACCATGCTGTTTATTATTGAAGAATGCTTTCTTAATGTCATGCTTCATGGTTATTGAAACACCATTTTGAAATTGATAATCATCCTCTTTCTTTATACCAAAATAAGGGCTTTTACCAACACACATGGCCAAAGCCTGTGCACCACATAAAAAACCAACACCAACCCTAGAAGAAGAAGCACCAGCTGTAGCAAGACTGTCACCAGTAGCATTAGCCCCCCAAACACCAGAAAAAGAACTATTACCACCGCCATCAATGAAATAATCAATTTCAGGAACTTTCTTGATAACAACACCATCGAAAAGCATGTCTCCACCTGTCCATAATGGATTGGAAGCTTTATCCCTTGGCATAGCGTCTCTGTGATTTTCATCTAAATCAGCTTGTATGTCTCTAAATTCATAAGAACCGCAGAAATAAACAAACCAAGGCTCATCACTCTTTAGCATGACAGGACGTATTAATGGATCAGCATTCTCTGCTAAACGCTTCATTAAACGTATCACTGTACCAGTAGTTTTATCAGCAGTGGTATCAATAGTACCTAATGAGGTAGTATGATCACCTGAAGTCAAATTTGAAGTAGCTTTACCATATAAAATACGATCTGTGTTGTTACTATTCCAAGTGTCCATATTTGCAGCAGAAGCAGCAGTTGCCCCAGTCGCACCTTTAGAACCACCATAATTATAGTATGTTCCACCAGCTTCAACAGCACCTAAAGCTTGAATAATCTCATCACGCTTAAGTTCCATAGCCCAGTTCATTAATGCTGGCCTTGCTTCTTGCTTCAAACGAAAAGCAGACTTTTCATTTTCTTCATTGTCAATAAGAACAGCATTACGCTTATGAGTGGGATTACATGTGTAAGCATAATTAGATAATGCTTCCTCATTACCTGAAAGAGTAGCAGAACCATCAACACCAGTTCCCCCAAGCTTTGCAACTAACGGAACAGAAAGCTTATTTATGTTTCTGTTCATTTGAATAATTTTATTTGTATCCTTACCTATATAAGGACCAAAACGTCCACCACGAATATACTCGTTTTGAACTTTTTTCAGGAATTCAGTTTCCTCATTTGCCGTAGCAACAGTGGTATTAACCATTTTAATTAACCTTTAAATTAAAGATTAAAAAGATAGCTAATATTTTTGATCCTCAAATAAATGGTCGAAATTATCAGCATCATAATTAATCTTTTGTTCAACATTACTTACTACCGAAGTAGCACTATTAAGTTTTGGTAATGAGGACGCATCAGGCTTTGATTGTGCTGGTTCGACATTCTTTAATTCTGCTAATATTTCTTTCTTCAACTCATCACGTAAATTACTTACATAATTAGGATCAGAATATTTTTTAGCATTTAAATCAGCCTTTGCCGTTTCATAAGCATAAGTTGCAGGAAATTCTTGCTTCTGGAAATTATCCACAAGCGCTGGATTCTCACCAGCCATTGTCTTAAAATGAGTTATAACATCTTCATAATCTTTATGCTTATCCTGCATTTGACGCTGGTCAAATTTTAAAGCAAGATCAAACATCTTCTTATCTTGATATTGATTATATCCATCAGGATCATCAATCGGATCAGGAACCTTTACAGGCTCTTGAACTGGCTTTTCCTGAAAAGATGTAATCTTCTCTTCTAACTCTTTAACACGTTTTTCATATTCCTGTCGCTTACGTCTCTCATCGAGAACAGCAGCTTTTGTCCAGCTTTCTTTAGTAATTTCTTCGTCTTGTTTTTCGTCCGCTGTCGACTCAGACTCTTTAGGCTCTTCTTGAGCCTCGACCTCTGGCGTTTCTTCCTGTTTTTCTGGATCTTGAACTTCTTGCTCAACCTCTACAGTGTTTTCACCTTTGAAAAAATCTTCCACGAAGGAATCATCATCTTCCTGTGTCATATATTACCTTCCGACCTTAAAGTTGTCGTCACAATCATCTCTCGACCGTTAGCCGTCGTCACTATTGCCTACTAATGTAGGAATTTCTTAAGCATTAACTTGAGGGTCTTGATCTGGCCTCGTCATTAATGTGGCATTCTCTATAGCCAATTGTTCGACTTTCTTTTCTGCTAATTGTGCTTCTGCATATGTTTTTGCATTCTTAACTTGATTAGTTTGTTGTTCCATCTGTGCAGCACCACCAGCAGCCTGTAAAGCCTCTTGTTTTCTTTTCTCTATCTTCTCTATTAATTCGTCTTTATTTCTTAAATTAGATAACTCTATTAAATCTTCTAACGCTATCTCTGGCCTACCTTGTGCAAACTGTGTTAACATCGCAAACTGCTCTTGCTGAACATTAACAACATCTTGACTTTCTTCTATTATAATGTCCATATCTAATTCCGCAACATTATTTTTTACTTCAATAATTTCTTGAAGGATTGGTGACTGTATTTGTAAAAGCCTTGTATATTCAGAAGCTGCCCCAGTTCTTTCTTGCTGTGATCTAGCTTCATCATTAATAGTCTCTTCTAAAAATTCTTGGACTGTTACTTTGTAGTTTAGGCCTGTCCATTTCAAATTATCTTGATCATCTGTAACCCTTATCCACTTTTCTTCAGTCCAATATTGTTTCACCATGGCATACGCCTGACGAAATACCCTTTTCTTAAATGAATTATGTGAAGCAAATAAACTAGATACCTCTAAAGCACCAGCTGATTGTAGTCTATCAATTGCCTTACCTGAAAGATCACCACTAGAACGCTCACCAGATAATTGTGCATTAACTGATTGTGCATCTAATTCCTGCTTTGCATCTAAATATAAATTTAATTGGCCAGCAGTGAAATCATCAGTTTTTAAGACTTCAAAATCTTTTGTTTCGCCTTGTAGCTCAACATGACCATCTGGCTTTGCTAACTCACGTTTTAAGGCAGGCACATCTTTAACAGCACCCCTAGTAGATATTGTTTGTCTTGAAGATAATAAATGTAAAGCCTTGGAACGTCTATGATTAACCTCTTTTTGTAAATCAATAAAAGCTCTTACTTCACCATATCTTTGATTTTCCCTATCAATATAAGCTGATTGTGCAATTATAGGATTAGATGGTAAGCCATCCTCACCAATATAAGGTGATGTTTGTGGCTTTTCTAGGAAAGTGTCACCAGATATATATGCAACTTTCCACTCGCCCTTAGAAATATAAAAATGCTGTGCTATTCTATAACGTGTTCTTTTATTCTCTTTAGTTATCCAATAGCTAGGCTTATCTTCAAAAGTATCATCATAACCATGATTAGCATCATAACTTTTTGATAATTCTTCAACATTAACCCTATCGCCAAATATCTCTTTTACCTGTTCCTCATCTAGCCATAACATTTGACCCATAAATCTCGAATCAGTGAAATCTTTTTTAATAGAATGTGGATCATAATAAAACCTATCCCAAGGGATTCTTGAAATGGTTATTTCTGTTTCACCTCTGCCGTTTTTTAAAACATCAACTATCGCGGCACCATAACCCTCAACAACCATATCTTCAAAGACATCTGCATCTGTTGTATCAAAATCGTTATTATCTTCTATATAACGAAGTGCATCTGTTATAGCATGGGAAGCATCATCATCAGCTTTATTTCTAGGGAAAGCTTTTATATCAGTTTTCCTTACCTGTAATAAACCTTTTAAACCTTCAACCTTTGGTTTAATGCGGTTAACAGTAATTGGAACTTGTTTTCTCTTATGTAAAGTATTAAGCTCTTCTTGAGAATATTGATAACCTGAATAATACTCCCTATCTCTTTGAGACAAGATTCTTGCGTTATGAGTAGCATCAAGAAAATACTCAACCTGATTTTTTATTTCAGTTGCTTCTTGTGGCATTAAACATCCGCCCAAAAATCTTCATTATTATCATCTGTGTAACTATCATATTCTACTTTCTTTTCTTTTGCAAATTCTTTTGGTGCGTAGGCTTGATCTAATATCCTACCAAACAAACCACAAACATCCACTTTATCGTCATATTTGCCATAAGGGAATGAAACAAGTTGCTCTATTAATTCATCACCCCAAGGACACAAAGGAATGTAAACTTTGCCTTGAGAAGATAACCCTTGGAAAGCCCTAGCATTAGCAGCCTTATCTTTTACACTTGGAATCCACTCTAATCTAAAATATTTACGGCCTCGCATATAGCTTTTTATAAATGGCTCTGTTGATCTACGAATAATACCAGCTTCAGCAACCCACAATAAAGGATCATGTTTGTTAACTAATCTTTGTTGTTCAATAATCCATTTATCAGCACTTGTCTGACCAGACCACCAATCTATTAAATATAAATCTTCATGCTTATCAAAACCGCCAATCCCTAACTCTGTAAAATCTCCTTTACCATCTGAAACAGCCGAATCATTCGCACCGTAAATAGTCATTTGAGAGGGTTCTTGACCTATCCTATATCTTTTAAACCAATCACGTTTAAAGAAAACACCTTCATCTGGTGTAGGATTCTGGAGGTATTGAGCTGAGAAGGTTCTTAAATCAGCTTTTTTTAATATATTTAATTCATCTAGTGAATGTTTAAAAGGCCATAATGCTTTGCCGTCATCCGTTATAGCTGGAATATTTAAATGATGGAACTCTTCACCCATTCCACCAGATAAAACAAAGCCAGCCATATCGTCCTCATGTATTCGCTGCATAATAATAATAATAGGTGTATTTCTTGAGTTCCTTCTTGATTTAATAGTATTATTTAATCTTTCATTAACCTTGTCACGCTCTGCACTTTCTGCATCAGTCACTTTTAAAGGATCATCTATTATAATAGCACCGTCAAACTTACCACTAGGAGAAGTTGAGCCTGCACCAAAACCAGTAACAGCACCACCCGCTGCCGTTGCATATAAACCACCGCCCTCGGTTGTATACCATTTCTTTTTGGATTTACTATCTGATTTTAAGCTAACATTCCAATGTCTTTGAAATTCATCTGATTCTATTAATTCCTTAGCCTTTTGAGAATTATCTAGTGCCAAATCATCAGAATAGCTTAAGTGAATAAACTTTGCTTTTGGATTTATTGCTAAACAACGAGCCATCCAATCAATAACAGCTAGTTGAGTTTTACCGTACCGAGGAGGGATATTAATAAGAAGGTTTTTAATCTTACCTTGTTCTACATCTTTTAAAGTATCAGCTATTTTTCTATGATGTGCATTTTCTATGAAAACTTCACGCCTTGATCTGAAGAAATAATCACTAAATGCAATTTGATCTTTTTGCATCTTTCTTTTTTCAAGTTCATCAAGTAAGGATATTAATTCAGCTTTCTCACTACTTGATAAGCTTTTCAATTCTTTGTTTAATATTTGCTTCTGTTTCATCCTCTAAATCATCACCTGGAGGGTTTAAGTTTATTTGCTTAGGAGGTTCCTTCCATCCCATCTGTGTCTTAGCGTAAAATATAGCGGATGGTGTATCACCTGCAATTGCTTTTTGAAATAAACTATTACCGACTTGCATGTGAGCCTTGCCTCTGGCGTTGTTCATTTCATCTTTATAGTACTTTATTAAAGTTGGTTCTGATATTTCTAAAGCTGCTGCAATGAATTTAGTTTGAACGCCAACAGAAGCCATAGCCCTTGCTGTTTTTATAGAATCGGACGTGGGAACGTGTTTATCACTGCCATCAAAGCGACCGCCCTTTTTTACTACACTTAAATCGGAATCATCCTCGCTCATCAGCTACCTCTTTAAATGTCTTGCCATTCTGCGTTAAAATAGCATCTTTTCCTGTGTAATCTTGCCAGCGTTTTATGATGACATCGCAATAGATAGGGTCTAATTCCATAAGCCGTGAATGCCGATTGTTTTTTTCTGCTGTTATCATAGTGGAACCGGAACCACCGAAGAGATCTAAGATTATATTTTCCTTATCACTACTTGCA